TCATAACCACAGCCCACTAGGGGCGTTATACAGAGCAGCGCCCCTAGTAGGGCCTTAGTCACTTTGCGCCTATACCGTATTGCTTCTCGTTAGGCTGTACTGCCTTAACTAAAGGCCCAATTAACCCGGCGATAAAAGCGTTAGCCAATACTTTAGGATCTGTAATCCCAGACATATACAAAGCTGCAACGCTTGCTAGCGCGGCGCGCCCATAGCTGTATAAGGCTGCCTCTAATTGCTTTTTATTCATTTGTCTATCCTAAATGCCCCTTAGTTTATTTGGGTAAGTACCCCTACGGTATGAGTACCGCTAGCGGCAACGGCATATAACGCTTCGTGGTCGCCTACGGGTACAGTTAGTTTATCGCCATTATCTAATTTATAGCCATTACTTGTAGTTACGTTTGGGCCGCCTAAATAAATAGCGCCACCGCCTAGATTATGTAAATTAGCTGTTTGGTCAAAATCTGATTTAGGCACTATTACTACAGCCTGAGTACCTACCACTACTTGCGCGCTAGTCGGCATTTGTTACCCCTAACTTTAAGATTATCTTAGCGGCTTTTTTAGCATTTACACTTACCTCAAAGTGCATTTCGTCTTTGCGGTTACGGTAATCCCCGCCCCAAGTTAGGCCATACTTTTTAGCTAAGGCCCTAATCATTGGCACTTTATCGGCTGGAAACGTACCTACAGCTGCTAGCGGGTGTTTAGTCGCGTTTAAGTCTATTGCTGTACCGCTGCTATGGCAGCTGAGGCGGTCTGTGCTACCGCGCACCATACGAAACGCATAGCCCCACTCGTCTAAAGCGCCTTCATCTATTGGCTCTATTAGTGCGTGAAACTCAGCCGCAAAACCTACTAATAACGGTGCTACAGCCTCAGCGCATCTAAGCTTTCTATTAGTGCCGGGTACTGGATAACTTTTTATGCCAATTTCTGCCGGGTCTTTACTGGCAGGCCAGCCGTTATAGCTCGTTAGCATCTACCCAAACCTGCTCTGCCTCGTTCCAGTAACACCTACCCTCTATAGGCATAGGAGTAGGCGGTTGCCAATTAAAATTATTATCTAAAGCCCAACTAGGGTAAGGCTGTGGCGCTATAAAAACATCATTAACGGTATCATACGCATAACCTACGCTAGCGTATTGCTTACGAAAATTATTATTTATTGAGGTCTGTATCCAATTACCGCCTAGCAACTTTGTTAAAAACTCTTGGCCTTTAGACTCAACCTCAACGCCGTCTATAAGCAGCTCTTCATTTTTTACAACTACAACCTGTTTAACTATATTGTTGTTGTCTAATTCTGCAAAGTGTGCCATTAGAAAGTTATGCTCCCAGTTCCAGTAAAGAAATAATATCTATAACCGCCTGTCGTAACTATCTCTGGAGAGCCCGTAGTTGCTGCTGCTGCTGCAAAAGTACTTGCATATTTAATTACTAGCGCTCCCGCTTTACCAGTTCCCCCAGGATCTGATCCTGCACCGCCACCGCCTGAGCCATAAGAAACGGCGTTATTGCCAGCGCCAGTTTTTGTTCCATCTCCTGCGCCAGTTCCACCAGCGCCAGCGTTTCCAGTTCCCTCAAATGAACCGCCGCCACCAGAACAAACCCGCGTCATACCACTTAAAGCAGTAAAATTACCGCTGGTTAAATTGCTATCAAGAGTTGTTAGTAAATAACCTTGACCGCCTGCTCCAGCTTGACCTGAAACACCATTTGCTCCAGCAGCTGTTGCTCCACCGCCGCCGCCTGAGGATCTATCAGTTGATGAAAATCTAGTTCCGCTACCACCTGCATTGGTATTGCTGCCGCTTGCAGTTCCGCCATTTTGTGTGGTTGTAAATTGCCCTGAAGCACCGCCACCTGATCCCCCTGTTTTGCCCGCTCCAAATCCAACGGCATTTCCACCGCCGCCGCCGCCGCCTAAACTTACAACTGTTGTTAAATTAAATGTCGTTGATGTGCCATCGCCGCCTTGAACTGGGGTTGCACCTACTCCACCTGAACCACCAGCTCCAATAGAAATACTGTAATTTACTCCAGCGCTAATAGCTTGAGCAGTTACTATGTCTAATTCACCTGCGCCGCCGCCGCCGCCTTCTCGCCCACCACCACCGCCTGCGCCAAAAGAAAAAATATCTATTGCCGTAGGTGCTGCAACGCTTAATTTAGATGACGCAATAATGCCTAATAAAGTCATTAAGCTATATCTCCTACTACCAAAAATGTATTAGAAGCGGTGCAGATAATAGAAGCTGCGCTGTATTGTGCGCGTAGTTTAGGTGCGCTTGCGCTTGCGCCTGTGCTAGTTATTGTTACCCCTGCGCCTTGCGCTAAGGTTACTTGGCCTGCGCCTATCTGAGCAATATTTATTACATCACCTGCGCTAAATACAGACGGCGGCACAGTTAATGTAATTGGGCTGGCATTGTTAAGAGTTACTAGTTGATTAAGGTTGCCTGCTACTAAGGTATATGTAGTGCCTGTTTCTGCATCAAACTCTAGTTTTAAGCGTAGTACAGCTGTACCGCTAGTAACGCCGCCTGATAGCCCTGAGTCTGTGCCTGTAGTTATGCCCGTAATATCTCCAACAGGTGCGCCTACCCAGTTTGAGCCATCATAGTATTCTAAAGCGTTTGTATCTTTTAAGAAAGAATATTGGCCCTCTTGTGGAGAAGCTATAGCGCTACTGCGCGCCGCTGCACTTGCAAAAACTAATACACCTTGCATTAAATAGCCGTTTACGTCCGCGGCTGTTAAAACCTCACCTGTAGTAAAGGTCTTAAATCCTAAGCCCGCTGCCATTGTAACCCCCTTAGTAGCTTAGTACGCCTGTGTCTAATTCTGAGAAGTCTAGTATAAAGCCCTCTATAATTGGCTCAAGTGTCGTAAATGTCGCCTTCCAAGATCCCGGCGTTATATTCATAGCTACACCGAATACCTGCAAGGTTTTATCTAAAGTAGAGCCCCCGGGCTGATTAGTAACTATAGTTATAGGGTCAAAAAAATCTAAGTCTAGGGCTGCAATTATGCCGGCATTATAGTTATCTGTGTATAAATCTAGGGTAATGGCATCACAGCGTACTGTCGTTTCTTTGTGGCTAGCTACATAGGCCTCAGCATAATCTAGCGCCCCTGCGTCTGTCTGCATTAGTAGCCCTTGCTGGTTATAGCTGTGTGTAAAGTACTTATCTATGCTTGGTTGATCTATAGCTAGTTGCGTAGTACCGCCTGTGCGTGTGATGCTAGCGGCGTTATACACCAACGTATCATCTAGCCGCCATACGGCATTAAAGTAGCTTATAACTGTGCCGTTATCGTTAAAATCTACAGGTATGCCAGCCACAGAGCTAGCAGCTGTGTTACGGTCCTTAAAGGTAAAGCTACCGCTAGGGCTTACATAAAACGCCCCGTACTCACTTAGCGTTACTGTGCTAAGCGCTCCTAAGCTAGTGCGCGGTGTGCCGGGGTCTGCCTGTAGCGTAGTAAGCCCTGCGTCTATATCGCGCATAGAGGCGGGCCACCCTATTTGGTCTAGTATTTGGTTTACCCGCGTACCTGATAAGTCACCAGCGGTAGCCCCTGCTACTGTAGAAATCTGGGCATTTTGTGCAAGTCTAAACGCGTCTACCGCCGTTATCGTGGTATACACCACCTCGGTAGCATCTTTAGGCGTAGTAGTGTTATAGCTAGTAATAAAGCCGCTAAAAATAGGGTAAGTAACGCTGTTATAAGTAGCCGTTATCTGTACTTTACGCATAGGGTCTAACAGACCAAAATAAGGGCCGCTAGTATTTTGAGGGTTAAAATCACCGTTTTGATCTATTATTCGTAAGTTAAGTGTACCTGTTTGGAATTGGTCAGCTTGAGGGTTACGCCCTCTTACTGTCTGTATGCTGTCTACTTGATCAGATACATCTACGATTACAGCCGCGCTATCTGCTAATACGTTTGTATCTAGTATGCCTTGCCCTAAAATCATAGCCTGAGCAAAGCTAGGCCCGGTACTAAAGTTAATTATAGCGTTTACTACTGGTATGGTCATAGGCCACCTGTGTAGCGCAGCGGGTCACCTTTACGCTCTAGGTCTAATATAGCTTTCTGTACTGCTAGCGCTATTGTGTCCTCACTACCTATTACCCCTGCGTTTACTGTTACATAATTATCACCCATACGAAAACGTGCAGGGTCAAAGCTAGAGCCCGGGCCTATGCCGGGTGTATCAAATGCGCCCATAGCTCTTAATCTTGCTTGCTCATCACCTAGCGCATTAAGCGCGTTTGTACTCATAGCATCTGTAAGCGTGTCTATCTGCTCTTTTAATAAAAAGTTAATACCCGTGCCTGTGCTAGTAGTAGCCCGTAAGCTAGTTAGTGTTGCTATCTGTCCAGCAATACCAGCTGCTAAAACACCACCACCACCACCGCCGCCACCGCCACCGCCACCGCCACCGCCACCGCCGCCGCCGCCACCGCCGCCGCCGCCACCGCCGCCGCCGCCACCGCCGCCGCCACCTAATCCAAAATTAAACTGTAGGCCAGCCATTTTTAATAATAGCGCTAAAGCTTCATTAAGGTTTTGTAAATCTATTAGAGATTTTGGCTTAATCTTTTCTAAAATATCATTTATATCTTGTAACTTAAATTGCTGGCCTTGCAAAGCGCCTAGTATTGCTAGATCTAGGTTTAGTTTTTTAGCAAGGCGTGTAGCAGCCTCTACATCTTTAGCGGCTATAGCATCTTCAAGCTGCGACATAGTTTGTTTGATAGATAGGCGGGTTAGGTCATTAGCTAGCTGTAGTTTTTGCTGGTCTGTAGCATTTACGCCTAGCCTGTTTATTTCATCTTGCTTAGCTAATAACGCTGCCTGTACCTGTATTTTATCTAGGTCAAATATATCTTCACCCTTGCCAAGTGCTAGGGCAGCTCTGTCTAGTTTGAGCTGTTTATCTTTTTCTTTAGTCGTGTTTTTTTGTGTAGCTAAAATTAGTTTTTCTGTTTTTAGCGTCATATTTCTAAGACGCAGCGTTGCCCTGTTAGCCACTTCATTTTTGTTACGTTCTTGCGCCGCTAACTTTGCAGTAGTTGAGTCCATAGTAGGCACTAACTCACCAGTAACTATAAAACCTACGCCTCTTACTAACGCCTCAAAAACATTTAACAAGCTTTGCACAGCACCGCTATTACCTATTCGGTCAAACGCGCTAATCGTATCGCTAGCAAAAGTATTTACGCCGGCTGTAAGTTTTCCTAGCGTTTCGCCTAGATTTATTATGTCTTTTTGTAAATCTTCTATACTCTGCCCTGATGCCTCTATGCCACTTACTAAACCTTTACCAAATGCCTCTGAGGCTAAATCCCCTGCCTCTTTTAGCCTAGCCATTTTGCCAGCAAAAGTATCGGCGGCCCTTGCTGCTGATCCTGAGAAGCGTTCGCGTAAATCGCCTAGTACTTCATCAAAATCTTTACCTGCTAGCTCTGCTGTAGTAAGGCCAATACGCAGCCGCGCTAGTGAAGTAACCTCGCCCTTAAATGCGCGCTGTAGCCCTATTGATACAGTTTGCAGGTTTTTACCTGTAGCCGCGCTTATATCTAAAGCTACGCCTAATAAATCTTGCGCCTTTGTAGTGTCGTTAGTGGCTTGTGATAATGATATAAAAGCATTAGTAAGGTCTTTACCTGCAACGCCACTTAATAAAGCTAAATCGTCTATGTATTGATTTATTAAAGGTGATGCAAAGCCTAAGTTTATTGCCTCTAAAGCTGATGCTAATTGCGCTGCCTCTCTCTCTGCATCTTGAAAAGCGCGTACAGATTTTCTACCAAAAGCTACTACTGCAGTAACGCTAAATGCCAAACCTAAAGACTTAGCTAGAGTTTTTACTTGTTTGCCTAGTTTTTGTGTTGCCGTTTCTGCTTGCTTAAACGCTTTTTTACCTGTGAACTCAGAGGCTATATTTACTACTACTTGTGGATCTACGGCCATTATGCCGCCGTCCTAAAATTATTGTTAAATATAATCTTGGTTTTTTCTATAGCTTTAATTACAGCTGCGTTAGTCTTGCCGCCGTCCTCAGCCCACGCTCTATAGATAACGCGGCCTCTCATTTTTCTAGACCTACGCTTCGCGCCTGTTTGGTTATTAGCATCTACTATTTTACCTGTGGCATCTATAGCATCTATAAACTGTTTACCTGCGTTAGGGTTTAGACTTTGTGAATACTGTTTACCTGTATGTCTTGTCTTATCGTAAACGCCATTTACATAACGATCTACTACCGGCCCTTGTGGTCTGCCTTGTGGATTAAGCCGCCCGGCAGTTTCATAAATAGTACCGGCAGCGCTAACGTTAGCTATACGCGCTAAAGCTCTAAAACCGTTTCTATTAACCTTACTAGGCGCTGTCCTATAGCCTATGCCTCTTTTAGCGGCAGCTGCGTCAAATCTTGGGAACTGTCTATACTTAGTGTCGCTAGCCTCTGCCTTGCTCCACCCGCTTAAAACAGTAGCAGGTATAAAACCGCGGGCAACTGTAACTATAGGCTTTAACAGCGCTGCCATTTCTTTTTGCAGCTCTTTAGATAAGTCTGGCGTAAACTTGCGTAATGCGTTACGCGCTTCAATAGCGCCTCTTAACTCTGTTGGCATCTTGCACCGCCTTTGTTTTATCGCCTAAAACCTTAAGAATATTGTTAAACATCACTTCATCTAGATCTAGTAATTGCTGGGGCGGTATCCCGGTTTCTACTGCTATCTGTGCAACTAGATAACCAAAACTACCGCGCCCAACTATTCCAGGGGGTCATCATCTAGTACCTCAACTTTAGCTAAAGTTTCTAGAAAATCTGCCCCGTAACTTTTTACGGCTTCCCCGCTTGTGCGTAAACACTCCCAAGCAAGCCAATAAACGTCACTCTGTTTTTCATCATCTCTAAAGGCTTTGTGAAAGCCTTTTTTTGCATACAGCTCAAAGGCATACTCAATACGGGGCGTAATCTTATGCTCGCTTACGCTGCCGTCTGCCCTTGTTATTTTTAGCTTTGCCATTGTTTGCCCCTTTGTTTAGTTTACGGTGCTGTTGTGATAACGATAGGTGAGTTACAGGTAAATGTAATGCTCTGTGTTCCAATATCGCCCACAGCGCCGTTTATGTCGGTTGTATTGTTTACAAGTACAGTAGTGCTATAAAGCGGGTTAGTAGTGCTAGTAGCCGCGCTTGTTTGTCTTAAAACTAGAGTTACTGTAGAACCCCACGCAGCTTGCAACGCAGCGCGTACCGCGCCTACACCGCTAGCGGCATTATCATTAAGAAAATCAAGCGTAATAGTGCTGGCCTCTAAACCTTTAACAAACTTATGTGCGGTATCGCCCATAGCTGTTACCTCTAGCTCATCAAAGCTACGGTTAATAGTTGCGCTAGTAACGTGGTCTGATAGCACCACGCCGTTCAGCGTAACTTCTACGCCGTTAGAAAGAAAAATTGCCATTGGTTATGCCTCGTTTTCTGTTGTCGGTGTTTCTGTTGCTTTTTGCTTTGTATCTTTAACCTCTTTAGGCAGTTCTTGGCCTATTTTGATTAAAAACGCTTTTTCTTCTTCGGTTAGTGCCATTGTTAGCTCCAGCTCGTTAGTACGGATATTTGTAAATCACTTGTAAGTAAGTCACCGCTTGGCAGCGTTAAAACGCTAGGTGCAGTTACAGCGGTAACGTTAAATACAATACTGCTAGCAGCCAATTTATTAAACACGGCTACTATCGTATCTTCTATGCCTTGTAGGTTGCCTTCATTAGAAAACATTGGCACGGTCATAATAATCTTAAAATTAGCTAGCGGCGCTATCGTTGCCTGTGCATTATTGCTAGGCGTAAGGTATGGATCTGCCGGGGCTACTACTACGCTGTTAGCTACTATTGTGCTAGGTGGAAAACTAAAGGTAGACCAAACAGAGTTATTAGCTAAGGCAGCGGCTATAGTGCTGCGTAGTGTAGTTATCGCGGCTGGCATTATCCGACCATAGCGCTAGGCGATAGATAAGGCGCTAGCAAACCGCGTACAGATGCCATTAAAGTATTACTCATCTTAAACGGGCTAGGGCTATAACCGTCTACGCTTACGCCGCCGTTTTGTGTGCTAAAACGGCTAGTCCAGATATTCTCAGCTAGCATAAGTGCAGCTGCGTTTATAGCAGGCGTGTTAGCGTAGGTTGCCGTCTTTGTATCTTCACCGGTCATAGTGCCGCTAGGTACTACGCGCCTAAAGTTTTGATCCGCTGCTACCTTTGCATACTGTATAAAGCTGTAACCCTGTGGGTATTGGTAATAGTTAAGCTGTAAATTAAACGCTGGCAATAAATTAGTTGTACCTGTGCTAAACGGTACTGTGCCAGTAATGGTATAGCTGCCGTTAAAAGTAGCGCCAGCCCCGGCTACTGTGACGGTTTGGCCAGTAGTAAATAGGCCGGGGTTGGCTATCATCACGGTAGCTACGTTATTT